AACGAAGACTGCGGGTTCTCTCTTTGGACTGTCAAGCGCAAATGCCCAGAAGTTGAAGACTACTTGTATTTTCATCACGTCCGTAATGGCTGGTGGGACTGCACTGTATACTCTGTCTGGACACCTTTTTGCTCTTCTTCCAACGGTCCTCAGGACTTCAATCATATACCAGTGGGGGAGTAAGTCTTCCATTGCAAAGTATGAGGTCCAGAATTGGTGCTCTATGGCTAATGCCGTCCTTCAAGTTTCAAAAGTGCCCTGTGTGCTTAGAAGCGAATCCTACTTTGATAGGATAAAGAACTTGCTTCTCGAAGGAACAAAGATCATGCATGCCATTAAGGAGATGACGCTCAGATCACTCATGCTTGGCCCCTTTGTAAGATTGGGTGCTATAGCTGCTACTCTGACGCAGTACAAGAACACTCCCACAACACGCAAGCACCCGTTTTCAGTTCATCTTTTTGGACCACCCGGAATTGGCAAGACACTGGTTACTGAGAAATTGGCGACAACAGCTTTTGAGATCTTTCCGGAATCGATCTACGCGCGAAATGTAAATTCCGATTATTGGGACGGATGCGCAGACCCCAGCATGATAGTAATGGACGAGTTCATGGTGGGCGACGCTGCTGACAAACTAAGGATTGGAAAGGAATATTTAACGCTGGTATCGACAGGACAATTTCAGCCACAGATGGCATCCGTAGACAACCCCACCGTGGGTATCAAGGGAACAGTCATCTCACCATCGGTTATCTGGACTATGAACAACGATCCCTACCTACACGCAGAAGGGATTCCGCCAGCCGCCCTGAATAGAAGGAGACACGTGGTAATACAAATGGCGCCTTCAGAACATTTTCGGGGGGAGCAAAACAAGCTGGACATCAGCCGTTACTCGAGAGAAGAACTCTCAGCAATGGTCTGGGCAAAGTTTAAGATTGTTCCCTCTATGCACCAAAGAGGCCACATTAACCCAAACCCCTGGCTTACATACGGTGATTTGGTTCACGAACTGAAAAATCGTTTTGCGGCACACACTGAGGCGTGTGAAGCAGTTGCTGAGGCAATGGGTGGTGGAATGGCGGAGAGAATCGACCCTGAGGCATTGATAAATGAAGCACTCCGGCAAAGTTATGGTCTTCCAGGAAAAGTACTGTCCATAAAAGATGCTCTGATGAGTATTATGGGCTTTGCTACATCTGAGGAACCAGAAGCTACGGCGGAAGCACCTTGGGAGTATGAAAGGCATATGGAAACAGGAGATATTCAACGAGCGGGAGCCCACTTGCACATCTGTTGTGGGCTAACCAGAGTTCACAAAACCACAACCCATCCATTCACTTGTACTAAGTGCACCAAGTAAGATCCTTGTGTACTTGGTGTGGTTGTGGATGGAAATACAGTTTACACCGCTTATGATAAGAGGATCAAAACCTATTCCATCGCGAATCACGAAGGGAAACAAAACACCGTGCACGCCCATAAATGTGCACACGCAGACTGTGTGATCAGAATTACACATCGACATGACGTTTTTGCGCATGCTCCGCAGTACTGCGATTTCCATGGCGAAGGTGAGACTGAGTATGCTTCGTGCAACACCCTGTCTGACTCTGACGGGAGTGCCACTCTTGGAGTCACCCGCTACAAGTGTTGGCATCGAGGATGTCTTCGCCAAGTAGGAGGTATTGGTCTTCCTGCTGGACCCAAGTTCTGCACTTTTCACAGAAACAGTGACCCAACTGTTGAAACGAATGTCGCAGATCTCCAGTATGGCAACATCACCCTGGAAGATGAAGAATTGCAGCTCCTCAAATTCGATGAAGATGGAAATGTCACAGATGCCTACTTTGAGATAATGATGACCACGATCGAGGAAATGGGGCCTGAAGAAATGTACCAAACCTTTGCAGGACTTAGGCGTGAGAACGTCACCTATGATCCTACTATCTCCTGGAAATTTGGCTTAGCATCGGGAGCAATTTTCGGATTGCTCACGGTTCTGACTACAGTCATCAAAAACACCATGTCGGGAGAAAATGATGAGGAAGTCATAAATTTCGGTGCAGAATCAGACCCTGTAGGCAAGGAAAGCCACTACGAGGACAAGGGAAAGAGAAATTTCAAGAAAGGAAAATCATGGAAGTCTTGGAAGTACCACGCTCAGTCGAAGGAGGTTGAATCCATAGAAGTGGTCTTTGGAGGGTTGCCAATCCAGGCATATCCTCTTGGGGGTAAAACCCTATTGACCTTCTTTCATGGAGTCAGGAAGCAGCTTGAGGAAGATAAGGAGATCGAAATGACTCTTTACAGAGACGGGAAAGCTTATACCACCAAGTTCATCCTGGATCTCTCCGTCAGCGACGTTGATAGTGACTTGTTCATTTTCAATTTCGAAGATAGAAAATTGAGTCCATTCCCGAATAACCTTAAGAAGTTTATCTCATCGGCGGAACTAGGCATGATACAACTTGGAAAGACCCCTGTCCCGTTTGTGATGAACACGAAGAAAGGGAGGAAGTATAGCACTGCAATCCGAAGAGCAGAGATCCAGTATGGACACAGCTCAGGCCCCATTTCCGTTCATGATTGTTGGAGGTACGCCATCAGCACAGAAAATGGAGATTGTGGGTCAGTCCTAGTGGCCTCTTCTGGCCCTCTTGCAGGAAAGATCATTGGAATGCACGTAGCAGGAACCCAACACAAGAGTTCACAGTCACAGGGTCTTGCAGTGACTTTAAACAGAGAAGACCTGGAGGCAGCATTCACCGTCCTTAACGAAGGAGTCGTTCCCGACCTTCCTGACGAAGAGTTTGCAGCCCAGAGCGAATGGGATGATTTTATCGATCCAGCTCGTAAAGTTCCGCTGCCACCCGGAACCGCCCCCTTTGATCTTGCACCTGATGGTTTACCAAAAGGAGTGATTAGAAAGGCGGATGCAAAAGAGGGAGATATCTATTTCCCAGAGTGGTATTGGCGTCTACAGGTCGCAGAAGACCATCTTGCTACGGACACGGTGCTTGCAATGTGTTCGGCAGCCAACGATCTTAAGATGCCAAAGAAAGAGATCCAAAAATTCATCTTTGGAAATCTAAACGGGATTGAGATCATTCCCAAGGATCAAATGGTTTATTCTCCTACAAAGACCAAGATTGTTAAGTCAGTCCTTCATGGACGTCTGTCTGTTAAAAGTGAGAAAGAGCCAGCAATCCTTTCAAGGGATTATCCCAGGGCTGCGGGTAGGGACCCCGCTTTGCTCTCAATGTTTAGGACGCTTAATAGATCTCCGATTAAGGTCGACGAAGAACTCGTAAAAGAGGTTTTCGATGATCTAGAATTGGAGCTGCGTTCCAGGCTAAATTTTCCCGTTCGGAGCATGCTGACATTCCAGCAGGCGTGCGAAGGAGTTCCAGGCCTATTATCAAGCCTGAAGGTTAAGACGAGCGCTGGATATCCCCTGATAAAGACGACAAAGGGGAAAGGAAAACAGGAATACATCTGGTTTGATGAGGAAGGAAAGTTTCATTACGATCCTGAATTTGAAAAACTAGTGGAGAAGAAAATTCAAGAGATGTCCCGGTACAACGGTGACCCCTCCACGATTGACTATGTTTTCATTGGGTACTTAAAGGATGAGCTGGTGAGCCCCTCCAAGATCCAGG